GAACATACTCTCGGGAGTAAGATTACTACTGGCGGGGTTTACAAATTGTGGATTTGCCATGATTACCCTCTTAGAATCCTGTCGCTTTATTGCCGAGTTTTTGGTTTAGTGCCGTCAGTTCTGAACTGGACCATGTTTGAGGTTTGGCGGTAGTAGTAGGAGCAGCAGAAGAAAATAAACTTGGGGCAGATGTAGGCACCTTAAAATTACTACCAGTAGGGGCAACCTGTTTCTTAGCGTTCATCTTAGCGTTTAACTCGGCATATCCAAGGCCAAGTTGTCCTGCCGCCTGTTGCTGCCCGGCCTGTAACCCGGCGTAACCAAGGCCGAGTTGTCCTGCCGCTTGTTGCTGCCCGGCCCTTAGTCCAGCATAGCCGAGACCAAGTTGATTAGACTGTCCCTGTGCTTGTAAATCAGCCATATACTTCTGCATCGCCTGGCTTTGGCTGAACTGTTGCGAACTCTGATCCATACCTTGAGTAAATTGCGAAGCACTCTGTTGGGCACCACCCATAGCCATATTAAGAGCGGCCAGGTTCTGTGCCCTGGTGCTCTCCACTCCCGCTCGCGTTGGTGCGGCTACTTCTTCTTCGTACTTCTTCCCGAGACCAGCGGCCATCGTTGTACCAGCAAGACCTGAACCAATAAGGGCGTTCATACCTGATGCCATAGACTGTGTTCTACCGCGGTCTAACCCAGCCTCTACACCCGCACCATATCCGCCACCGGGTTGATAGTATTTCATGGCCTCTTGGAATGGTTTAGACACTTCAGCTTTTTGTCTGGCGATCTTAACGTCAGTGGGTTCGGGGGCCGATGTCCACGAACTGAAGTCTGGATTCTTCCAATGCTCTTTAACTTCCCCGGTAAATCTATTCTTCCAATAAGCCATTATTTAATCCTGCCTTTCCCAGATACATTGACAACCAACTGGTCGAAACTCATGGTCTCGTCAGCCGTAATATTTTCTAATCTAATAACTGCGAACGCCCCGCGTATCTTCTGTTTCTTCCTCTGTCCCCTGGGATTACCTGGTGCCGTAAACGTACCCGATACCCTGGGGGCGGTATTGGCCTTGGCCTTCTCTATCGCTTCGGACGCAGTACGCCCTATGAATACTTTATATCCGATATCGTCCGAATCTGTTTCTGTACCGGCAGCACCACCACCAGAAGAGGTTAACGACATCGAGTAAATAGCCCCCTCTTTGCCATCCGATGCCAGAGCGAATGGCCCGAATGTGGCGTAACTGTTAATAGCTTCGTCCGTACCACCTATATCATCGCTACTTTTGTCAGGATCGAATTTCCTGATGTAGCCATCTTTACAGCCTACCAACAGATCCCTATAATCTGGATCATTAGCCGCGTAAAAATGCGTAGAGTAGACACCACATTCCTCGGGATAAGACTCAGGGAAAAACGCATATCTTTGCACTTCTGAATCCCCGAATGTCACTGGACTAAGGCTTATAAAGTAATTGGAGTTAGTCCCATCAGCTAATAGGGTTATACAGGTTACGATACCATGTCTCTTACGATCATACCCCATAGTTATACGGTGCGTGGTAGGATTTACTGCCTCATCGTCTACCAGGTTGGGTAGATTAATCTCCGTTAGAAGTTCAGCGGTTGTGTTACTTTTACTTATTTTATACACCCCACCAGCACCCCAGAAATATAGGTTATCATCCTCATCGAAACACCAACTCCTCGCCCCGAATATTCCAGTAGTCTCATCAATCGCACTCAGAGAACCACCCTCGGCAGGATCGCCGTACATAACCCACATAGTCGTAGCACACCCGAAGATAAGGTACTCTCTGCCTCTCGGTATGAGTGCACGGATTATGTCACCAACTTCACCCGGAACGTTGGCGTTCTCGCCGCCAGCCACAGGTGAACCACCGTCATTGGCAGCGTAAAGGTAGTCCCACGGATTTCCGTTTCTGGATTTATACCATTGATTGGGGCTATTAGGGTTGCCAGAGAGATAGATTGACCCCCTGTATGTACAGCCGAGGTATGCCTTAGCCGGTAACGACCCCGACGCTCCGCCAGGATACACTGTATAATCGTACCAGAGCGGTGTGGTTGAGGCCTCGGCGACAGCAGATGGCACTCTCGTCTCTGGGTCCATGCCTCCGCCAGATAGTGTGTAACCAGCAGTAGTAACAAATGTACCACTGGTAGTGTAACCATAGATCATTGTTTTGGCAGTATTAACAAAGTCAACGATCATAGTAGCCCCGGAGGTTGCCTGTGTCACTATAGACCCCTTGGTGGGGGCTGTGGTAAGTGCTGTTACTGTCAACTTGGTGTTTATAAAATCTACGACCCTTAGGTTGGCACCGTTGATAATAAATATCTTCTGATAAGCCTCGAACATAACGAGTTGATCAGAGGTATCGATATCATCTACCGAAGCCGCTAACGCTACCATTGTTCCTGCTGCCATTATATGTCCTCATAATAAAATTGGTCACTTCCAACAGCCACCAATCGTGTATAGTTAACACTATCTACGATACGAACGGATACGGAACCAAGGTTCCCTGACATAGCCCCCACCCCAGCTATTGTCCCAGATAATTCACTAATTGAAAGTACTTCTAAATTTCCAGATGGTGTTCCTGTTCCTGCTATAGTTCCTGATAGTTCTGAGTATGTTGTACCTACTCCCCCGATTGCGTAAATTGCTGTATTTACCCCTAAAACTCCTGAGCTAACCCAGGGATTAGTTAATGTCGTAGAAGATGTTTTATATGATGTAGTGCTATCGCCTACAGTATTAATATTAATATTTGTTTGTGTGCTGGTATTATCAAGTTGAACAGCTAACCAATAGATAGTTTCAGGAGTAACTTCCCAATTAACCTCTACACTCTTCCATCCCGCATCTGTGCCTTTTGCATTAGTGTTAGATACATATAATCTATTTGTAGGAAGTCCAGTAACAGCATAATTTTCATATAAACCTACCTCAAAATTAGAAGCCTCTGTCGCAGTATCACACCACCAACCAATTTCAGTAATAGTGGTTATTCCTTCTGGTACGACAACCTTAAACGCATAAGATATTGCGTCCACTACTGAGTTATCTCCTTCGGGGTCTGCCACAGGGGCGACTGTTACAAAACCACAATTTGTCCCTATTACAACAGCCATATTATGTTAGAGTTACGTTTAACTCCCCCGCTGCAAATCTTGGAGTAATCCCCGCTGTTATAGCTCTTGAGTCACCGAGAGCAGCAGAACAAAGCATATTACCAGCAGTAATAGCATCGAATAGGGCGAAGTGTGTTACTGTCCCCCAGGCACCAGCAGCCTCTGGAAACTCTACAGCGGCATCATTGTCAATTTCGTTGGCGGCTCTGCTCCACGCAGCACACGCCACCCTTACATAGGTGTCTCCAGGTTCTGCTAAACCAGAAGCATCATCAAGGGGATCTGCCGTCGATAGTCCTACGTACATTGTAGGAGCGGCATAGGAACCGATATCAAATAGGTGGTCAAGTATCTCGCCTTCCCAAAAATCACTAAAACTCATATTATAACTCCTCATACCAGAATTTATTTTCTGCGGCTGCTACTAATCTTCTAAGCGTCACCAGGTTATTCTCTCCCGTGTATCTCCAATCCGTACCTTCGACGCCGGGTTCGTCTTCAAAATCAGGGGCCGTACCATACGGTCCGGCACCACTACCCCCGTCTATTAAAGTATAGGATATCATAATCTGATTAAAGTTTATGGTGGTAAATGACCACTCATCACCCTCTGTGACACCGATTTCGTTTATTGAGTCTATTCTCCAATAGCGTGTTACGGCATAATCATACGGAGAACCCAGGGTGATTCCAGCTATGGTTAAAGACAGTTCTTCTTGCCCCATAGATGGTGATGTCAAGTCCCCTGATGTATCTCCATAATATATGTTATAAGAAGTAGAATTACCACCATCTACCCACGTCATTGCGGCCTGGTCTAATGTAACATCATCTGCCGCATCTGTAGGAGCAGGAGTAGTGGCTTTTGCTGGCCGGGCATCAAAATTCCATTCGTCACCCTCTGTCGTCCCGGCGTCATTCGTAGCATCTACCCGCCAATAAATTTTTTGGTTTATTGGACTCGCACCAAAGATAGTCTCAAGTTCAGCGATAGTAGCAGTGTAGTCCGTACCAGCTTGTGCTGAAGATACTAATGTAAGAGCACCTGTTTCCCCAATATAAACGTTAAAGGTATCCGCCCCGCCGCCATCATCCCACGATAATTCTAATCCTGAAAAATCTATTTCAGTACCATCATTTGCTGGAGTTGGGTTTTCTGATTTAGTTGGGGTGGCTTCTGCTTTATAAGTTCTAAAATTACAATCTAAAGTTGCAAAGTAAGTAGTGTCCCATATAAATTCACCATCATTAGAAAAAATAAGTCCACCAGTGATGTTATCTGTACTATAAAAAACATTAGTAAACCCAGTAGTTGTTGGGTTGGCTTCAATGGCGTTTATTACAATAGCATATTTAGAACCAGAAGTAAGTGTTACCCCACCAGCCATAGTAAAAGTAATCCAAGATTTTGATGGGGTTGTTAATAAAGTAGACGCTACAACTTCGGCGTAGTCTAAAGCTGCTCCAGTAGGTTCATCAGCGGGTGCAGAGTATACGGAGCATCTTACATTTCCTGGAACATAGCCATTTCTATTCAAAAGAACCGTTATCTGTGTTAATATATAGGTTTCGCTTGCAGTAAACACTTGACTTACTACTTGAGGATTTCCAACAGTAGCACTATCATAACACGGAAACGCACCCTGTCCTGTAGTAGAAGAATTATAGTCAACCACAATATCTGCCATATTACACCACCGAACTCACAGTACATATTGCCACTACCGGCTGTTCAGCCGCACCTATCTGAGTCCCAGCACCCCACTTATCCAGGGCTGGTCTCTGTCCGCCAACTGCCTTACCGTCGAAGTACGGGCGAACGTTGTCCATGTCTCGGGAGGTACTATCTGACTGGCGTCCGGTCGGGAATCCAGTATGGAGTCCCTTCAATGGAAATGTTAGAGTAGCCATTATTTACCCCCGAAACGTGCTATCTCCTTGGCTGTTAGCCCAGCAGCTTTCATGCCAGACTCAGTAGACCTGGTACGTATTTTCTTTTTAATAGGTTTCTTAGGCATGTATGTTTTCCTACCGCCTATTAATTCCTTGACAGTTCGTTTTAAGTTCTTGGCCCAATTCATAATATAATTCCTAAAAATGGGGCAGCTACTCGGTTCAACACTTTCACCGCCCCCGAACAATCTTAAACATTAAAATCGTGAACGATGTACGATATATTCACGTAGATCGGACTATCACCAACGACCGGGTTGCCCGTATCACAGTACAGGTTCAACGCCGAGTTAGCCGTCAGTTCTGTTTCAACGGCCAGCGGGAATATCTGTTCATAACAGTCATCAGCTTGCTGCACCAGGGCAGCAGCACCTACAGCATCACTAACAGCCGTAGTACCTTGCTTGACTGTAACAATACCGCGAGTGGTATAAGCCGCACTGTTGAAATCGAGGAACGCTACAGCACCACAAAACTCCAGGACTTTGCCAGCACCAGGAGCGGGTACGAGTTCCTTCGGCGTGGTGTATAACGCCAGGATCTCAGCCGTGGTTATGGTTACGAGTTTCGTTAGGACTTGACCGGCTTTGACGTGATCGCCGTCACCCAACTGATTTTGAAGTTTCCAAGACGCATTAGCTCTGTTCATTTTATTCTCCTTTTTCTTTCACGAAGCGAGAACACTCCGCTCGAATTGTTAGACATCATGGTCGGTAGTGACATCTAACCAGGAACGTACCCGGCGATTTCCACCACCACGATTCATTGACCCGAGGGTTCTCGGGGTACTTCTTAAGTCAAGATCATACGCCTTGACCAACGCTTTCTTTATATACTTCTCTGTGAATCCTTTATTCACGTCATCATCTTCCTCTTCGACCTTGTACTTGATAGCAGCCATGATCGCCTCATCGAACCTGTAACCAGCCGGATGTCGATTATTAAGCGGCTCTACGACATAGATACTATCGGCATCAGGGTTAGTCCCACCAGCAGCACCGGCAGATGTAAGCCAGTCAGCCACAGTGAACGTCCCGGTAGCTCCAGTATAATCCGTGACGACAGCATAACTACCCTTGCCAGTTCCGTATACTATCCGGCAGACCCAGCCGTTAAAATAATCATCGCCCTCTGTCCTGACGGCATCTACCACTGTGGTATTACTGCCACTATCTACCTCACCAGATTCAAGATCCAGCTTATCAAAGTAGAGCGTGTACGGGAACTCAAGGGTATCAGTCGCTGACGGCTTGGGATCAAGTAGCAATTCAAACCTTCGCTTAATAGACGAACTCGACAGGCCAGAACCTGTTGGCTCAAGTGATCTGTACGCGGCCCGTTGGGGATATCCAGCTTGTTCCGTGATGGACTTGGATTCCCTAAGCTGGGCCTCATCTCTCCATTCAATTAATGAGGAATGTGAACTGTCTTTGGCATAGGTAATCTTACCATTGACCTCTCCACCGAACGCTTCGTCCAGGGGATACCGTGCCACGTCACCACCAACCGTCTCATATTGGGTGATGGCGAACGTGCTGGCAGCGGCAGGGTCGGTCCCACCGGCGTTACCGTAAACATCCAGCCAGTCAGCCACATCGATAGCACCAGTCAGTGCTGTGTATCCAGTAATCTGTGCGAAACTGTACTGGCCGGTCCCTGTCAGGATGTAAATCCAATACCCCACCAGATCTGTATCTGCCGTATAGGTATCAGCGAGGGTCAAGTCTGTTATAGAAGTAGCATCAGCGGCATCGGCAGTACCTGTGATTCTGACGTTACTAATACTAACAGACATGATCCGTCGCATCCAACGCCAGCCTTTTTTAGGGGCGTCATAGATGAACATCTTGATAGCATCGTTAACCAGCCCCTTACATAGCTGAAGGTTGTAGTCATCGGCTATTGGGACCAGGGCTTTACCATTGTCACCACCGAAATAGGCTACGCCCATCTCATTAGCGGCTGCGGATACCAGGTCTTGAAAACTGTAGGCACTCGTGGGTTCGGCCATTATTTTACCTCTTTCATCCTCATAACTCTAACGATGGCCATTTCATGTACCTCGCCACCGAGATTAGCTTTACCTTCTGCGGTCAGTTCGACCAGGCGATTGACGGCCTGTTTCAGAACATCGGCTTCACGCTCATCGAGTTCAAGCGTATCGCCTTCGCTTTCACGAATCTGCTTGGCCAGCATAACAGCCTCGGCGATGTCCTCACCGTTCTTGAAGATACCCAGGCTACGTAGCCAGGTACTGATGTTGCCCCGCAATGGATACTCATTTGTTACTTCTTCCATTACACGAGACTCTGTTCCATCGTCGTTCTTCTTAGTCACGGGGACCATCACTGTCACGTCATACTTTTCCAGATTTAGTTCGTACTTCTGCATTTCATTTTCTCCTTGGTAGAGGTTATTCAAAAAAGCCCGACTCCGCCTTCTGCCCAAGGAGGCAGAGCCAGGCAACAATACTAACTATTAAGCGTCAGCAACACCCTGAATAGCGACACCAGCAAGCAGATAATAAGTAGTATCTGCAATTTTTACTGGAATCTTCAATGTAGCTGAGTCACCGTCAAAACCTACAACGTGACTGGCTTCATCTGCACCACAAGCAGCAGCGGCAATAGCATCCGCTGTCTGAGCGTAGAACAAACCATCAGGCTTATCAGTACCCGTCGAGACAAACTGAATCTGCGAAAGATAGGTGCAAGCGTGTTCATCATCCATAGCTGTAAAGCACTGTAGAGGAGCAATGTGAGCAGAGGTCTTTGTGCAACCATAACCAGCTACCTCTGTTACCATGCACTTCATAGCTCCAGCCGCTATAGCCCCAAGCGTACAACCGGGGTCAAATAACAGATTGGACATACTGGTCCAGATGTTACCAGCGGGAGCGTCATCAGCACCTTCTACGTAAACCTCGGTCAATAAGGCACCACCATTATCACAATAGGACGTTGCTCCCTTGAGCCGTGTACGGAACACTGTAGCCTGTATCTGACTGGTGAGACCCCTAAAGGATATGTCTCGCTCGAATACTCTGGCCGTACCAGTAGCGACGCCGTCACCAGTACGAAGCGGAATATCGTAGTTGCCGTTACTGAAGTAGTTAGGCCCGAGCAATCTGGCCCAAACCAAACCGTCAGTAGTTCTATCCACGGTTTCCATTGCTATAGCGACAGATGCAAACGCTGAACCATAAACAGGATTCTCAAGCGAATACGAACCGTCCTGAACAGCCAACACAGTTACGCCTTTATAACAATAGATACCGGCCCTTACCGGGACCATTGCACCGTTGGGAATCCAGATTTCAATCATGTCACCATCGGCACCGGCTTTGGGGCCGAGGCACTTGACCACACCAGCGTAGTTCTGAAGATTCTCGCTGTCTGGTTTTTCTACAATAAACATACGACCAGTAAACTCTTGTTCGCCTTCGGCATACGTATCTTCAGTAAGACCAAAGTGCGTCGGGTCTGCTGTACGTTCTTTATGGTCGGAAGAGATGTCCCAGTTATAACATACCGAGTCACCTACTTTTATAACATCACTCGACGTAGCAGGGCGAAAAAATACTCGCTTTGCTATGGCGATGGGATCAATGGCCCCTGAACTCATACTTACAACATGTGTACTCATTTTGTTTCTCCTATTCTAAAAATTAAATCTCCCGTTATAAACTGGGGCTATCACACCCCAGCCGGGGGTTAATATTCACCAGCGTGATTAGCACTGGTTACTCTTAGGAAACGATAGGTTTGTGGATGACAAATCCGGCACCCTTACGACTGGTGCACAGGTTGTTGTGCGAACCATCGAGGAACACGGTGAACACGGTATGCTGTGCGATTCCGCCGTCCATCGGGTCTCCCTCTTCCATCCAGTAGCCATCCTGCACGAACGGGATGAACTTCTCGAAGTCGAGACAATAAACAGGACTGGTCGCTGTACCCTGAACCGGGTCAGTAACGCCATTCAACTGATTGATATAAACGACCGGGAGTCTGTTAATGTAAACCAGGCCGCCATCGTCCATGCGGATGTTACCGAGCACGTCTTTACCACGGTGGTTGTCATCCTTGGCGTCGGCCAGTTCCTGAAGCAATACTGTGGTGTCAAGGTCGGCGTAGAATCTCTTGGCTGCATTACGCGGCTGTGCAGGATCGTTCAGCATGTATGGTGCCTTGAAGCCAGTAGCCAGGAACGCTGTACGACAAGTTCGTAGGAAGGCGTTGTCAATCTTTGTATAAGTAGCGGCGTAGGGCTTCCAGTTCTCATTACCAGCAACATTGGCGTCCAGACCGGCACATATCGTACCAGTGGTTCCGCCAGCATAACGAATCGTCTTGGCGTTAAACCCAGCGGTTGTCGCATCGTCATCGAGCATATTCAGGTAATAGGGAACGCCGTATGGGTTCAGGTCATCTGTGGCCGAATCCGGGGCTTTCCAGAACCGTTCCTCGATGAGGTCGGCGAGACTCCACAGACCATCGATTCTACGGGTCTCCAGCAAGCGGATGAATCCCTTTGCCGAGTTCTTATTACGCAGGATCTCGATCTTGTCCCATGAATAATGCGTCCCGATCTGACACCAGGGCACATCGATTTCTTTCATAACATCACCGATTGCAGGGGCGTCAACATCGAACGCTCTGCGATATCGGGCATTACCATTGTTGCTGAGCATCAGCTTACGCTTGATACTGGTGCCGCCATCGACTTCCATGCGGTCTTGCTGATAAATACGACATGCCTCGTAATTGTTATTGGTCCATGTCACTTCAAAATACTGCTCGGGGAGATCCGGCAACGTAGTTGCGATAAGATCGACCAAATCGGCATTTCTAACTCCAGCCATTTTTTATTCTCCTTATCTATTAAAAACTGAGTTCAATTTTTCTTGTACGCTCGCGGCGAGTTCGGCACGAGTTCTCGGTTTACCTTTTCCACCGGCGTCAGTTGCTACCTTGGCCACAGATCTTGTACCCACTGTTGGGCGAATGGTCATACTGTTCTTACGCTTAGTTGCTGTCTTCTTCATCTTGCCACGTATGACCTGTTCCCGGACAGGTTCACTAACAGCCATGTGCGAACGTTCGAGGGCTTCGAGCGGGTCTATACTGCGGCCCATAGCCTCGGAACCCATTATGACCAGATTAGCCTGTTCGAGTACCTTCCACCTGTTAGCTCGTTGCCCGGAACTCAGATCACTCCAGTCCTGGCCAAGACCGACTTGGCCATAGAACTCCGAGTAATCGTTCAGATTAGCTGATTTGAAGAAATTCTCGATCTCAAGTTCTATATTCGGGTCAGGGCCGACAGGTGCCTGATACGCGGGTTGTACTGGTTGTATCGGTTGTACTGGTTGTGCGTTCAGGGCCTCGATCTGCTTGTTCTGTGCTTCGAGTACGGCAATGGTGCCGGGATCAAGATCGTATTCGCCCTTGAGCTTAGCGATGTCTACGACCTCTATCTTGGCCGGGATCACTGGGGCGTTAATTGTAGTATCACGCTGCTGTTTGGCTTTGCCAAGTAGTGCCCATTCTCTGGTTGCGTTATTAACATCCAGGTAACAATTCTGGAACGTTTTCATAGCGGCTTCAGGATTAGCTTTGAAAAACTCTGTTGCATCCTCTTCCTTCCACCCACGGTGGATAGCCGCACGTAAAAACGCCGGTGGTAAAACTTCATCCGTGACAACTTCCCTGTTACCGCCTACGTCGTCAGGGGTAGTTTCCTTAGCCAGACCATCGTCGTCTGCCTGATTGCCGTCAACATCCTTGTCATCAGGGGTAGAATCTTCGATGCCCTCTTCTGGAACTGCCTCACGCTTCGCCGGTTCCTTGGTGATCGTATTCAGGTTAGCCAATCTTTCCTCGACGCTGTTAACCAGAGTTGGTTCTGTAATCGCTTCTACATCGAGTGTCTTCAGCTTTTCTGTATGCTCACCACTGTTTCCTTGTAATACTGTTGCTTCACCTTTCATAAGTCTGCTCCTTTCGGGAGGGTAGGTTATGAACTTCACTAATATTTTCTGGGGCGACAGAGCCCCAACATAATACTTCCCATTCTTTACAGTCACCAAACGCGGTAAGTCTATTATCGCCAGTTTCAACCTGTAAAGTTACATTACCAAAAGAACATAAATCTGGTCGGGGTGTTAAATACAACCAACCTGATTTATTAACTCTTAAACCGTGTTGCATAATACTGGCAACGTTTTCTTCGTTTGTCTGATGAAATAAAATCACGATATGCGTTTACCCCGTTTTTTAGTCTTCTGGGGAACTTTTTCAATATTGCACTTCTTCATGTACTTTTCGTGATCTGAAAAATTGTCGAAGACTGGTCTGCCATCATCAAGTACCTTGACATCAGGGAACAATCTTCGATGCTCTGCTACCTGATTCGGGGCCACGGCCATACTGTCACTGACTATCGGCTTGTGATAGCTCCTACGTCCCGCACCTACGAGAACGTTTTCGGCCTGGAAGTCATGAACCATAATGGTCCCGCAAACATCACAGGGTTCCAGTGTATCGGCCTCGACCATAGGTTTAATAGCCTCTGTTTCATTGCCGCATTTTGGGCAAACATATTCGTACCTGGGCATTAGTTTACTCCTTGGTAAGTAGATTGAGCTTCAGCAGGACCACCCTGTTGAAAGCCTTGGTTAATATCACCCTGCGGTTCCAGGAACTTAGGAGCCATAGGATTTCCCTCATTTTGTTGGACACCCTTTGGTGTCATCGGGCTTGCCTTACCCGCTGGCTGCGATCCCATCGCCATCATCATTTCCATTCGCTGCATGAACATGGGATCGTTAAACCAGTCCTGAACGTCTTCTAGGATATCCATCTCGTTAGCGATATCTGTTACAGATTCCTGGAGATTAAACGGCAAACCCATTTGCATACAAACTTGGGCGGTCATAGCCAATCCAGGGATAACCTTGGTTGCGAACTCCATAATCCGCTTAGACCGAACGGCGGGATCAAGTCTGGACATAGATCGCTGTCTGATGTTAAACGCATAATCCAGAAATTCGCCCTGTCTTTGCTCGGGCGTCAGTACGAGTTGTTCATATTCTCCACCTGGCTGTCTCCGACTAAACGGGATCTCGATTAGCGGATCAGTGTGGAGGTACCAGGCCATCTTACGATTAATCTCAGCGGAGCAATCATAGACCATACCCCGCATGTCTTCAATACCTACATTCTGATTGGCCTGAAGAATATTCTGACCAGTGGCCGTCTTAGCCCCAGTGGTCACTCCCGCCATCTGGTCGGGATTACCGGACATATAATTATACCAGGTTTGGAGTGAACCCATCGCATTTTCGTTACCTGGGTTCTGCCCACCGAATGATACTACCTTAACAGTATCAGGTTGGCCAAATACCATATCACCATCAGCACTCGTCCTTATGTCCTCAGCTTCGTCTGCACCGGCTGGGTCTACTATGGCCACATCCTTCTGTCGCTGGATCTGTTCTACTATCTTTCGCATGGTATCACCAGCAGCACGATGGAGATCATACCAAATACCGGCAGGAGCTATTGGATACGGGTTTCCCGGTACAGGTTGAGTCACGGATAGTTTAGTATACGGTCCCTCTGACGGGCCGAAGTATTCTCTTGCGGCGAGGAAGTCAGATAGTATAATTTGCTCGGGATCGGCGATAGTCAACAGGGCATCAGCACCTGGCACAAACAATTCAACCACATCCACCATATCCTGTAAATCGTTTATCTCACTCGAAGACATACCCGATTGTGTTAGGGCGTCAACTCTACGAGTCACATCTGGGTGCCCAGACTTCGGGATCTTCATAACGAGATCGTGGTCGAAACTGTCATCATCTAACAGTAACTGGCGAGGAATACGATTGCGGTCTCCCTCAAACGAAGACTTAGAAATTTTACGACAGGTTGGATCAAAAACGTAATCATCAAGGTCAACATTATCCGTGTAAACCTGGCCCTCGTCAATCATAATATCGCCATAGTTTATCATGGTCCCGCCCTGGCTAAGGCCAGTCTTAAAAATGCCAAATCCAAAACAGGCATCTACCGTGCCATATCGCAGGGTCTCTTTCAGGTTAAGCTTCTTGTCGATTCCATCAAGGGCAAGACCGAGTAGATAGGCATAATCCCTGTATGGGACGAGTTGAGTCGAGACCTCGTTGACTGGGTTCTGCATAATTAGGTTCGGGATCAACGCTCGTATCGTATGGAACATCAAATTTATGGGTTCGTCGCCGACCAATCCGAATTTCTTGGCGTAGTAATGGCCTACATAAGCCTTGATAAACATGGCCCTGGCCTTACGATAGTGACGCCCACGGATGAACCCAGCCTTAACAACGTTGGCAAATTTTCTTGGATCGAGTATGTCTGGCATCTTAATTTATCCTTTCCCCATCGCGGAATGTATACAGATCAGGTTCATCGTCATTCCAGGGTCCATAACCTATAGTATTACTATCTGTACCAATTATGGGTTGTTTATTTAGGATTGAATCCCCCAGTTTATTACAGCGTTCAGAAGCATAATAATATACTTTACGGGACCAAACTTCTATAAAATTCCAAAAATGCCATTTAATACCATATTTCATCTTATCTCCTGAAATCAAAACTATTTCCACTACGAACCATCTTCTTACGTTCCTTCGACATCTTGTGTCTGTGTGCAGCACACATCATAGTCTTCGGCCCACCGCGTTCTGGCAACTTCCCAGATCTGGCGTCCTTGCTATCCACGGTGAGGGCATCAGCTATGACACAATCACCATGAGTCTTTCTCGCTGACTGACTTTCTTCCACCATACAGGCTGGGCCGCACCCGCCACCAGCATAATAGATATACATCTTGGCCTCTTCTAAGGCCCATATAGAATGATTAATATAACTGCTGTTGGCCAGGGCACGATCATAGTTATCCATCAGGATATCCTTAGCCGCCGTGCTCGCGTGCCAACCGTATTTCTTGCTTACCTTCTCCCGTTTATCCCCAGGTTTACGCATCCTGTAGTAGTACGGATAGTGGTATATCGTCACCATTTGGCGTCCGAAATCCCAACCGGGTCCGTTCATTTCCCATTTCTGGAACGGGAGTTTCTTTCTCCCACCAATCCAGATACATAACGCTGCCGCTACTCTTGCCATCTCATGCGGGGGTGTCTCAGCATTACGCCACTCGGCTACCTTCTCACCAGTCTGTTTACACTTTATAGATATGACACTATTCGACGCACCTTGCCCCTTTGAAATATCCTCTCCGAGCACATAATCTTTTGTCTGGTCGAGGCGTCCGTTGATGAGTTCCACCCATACACGAAGATCCCCTTTTCTGGTTCGCCGGGCATTAACCCTGGTAAGGTCTTTTCGTTTAAGGATGTCTTTAACGCTGTCATCGGCAATACCTTTCTTGAATGATATGTCCCACCTGGAACTCGGCTCACGCCCAAATAACGCTATGTGTATATCGATACTCTCGGTGGTCAACCGCATCGAGCCAGCTTCCATGTCGATACTGTCAACCTCTCGGGCCATTTCTTTCGGGGATCGAACTTTCTCTTCCTCGTCATACCAGGGTGATCTGATCTTCCACGCCTTAGTAACATCGTTCTGAACAACATAGCGATTCTTGCCCATGTCTGGGTGGTCCCACCACATTAACGGGAAGACCTTAATCTTACCAGAGTTCTTCCACTTGGCGTATTCAGTTCCAGGACCGGCACCTGTAGAGTTCACTATACGCATGAACCCAGCATCCCTTGTGGCCGAACGCATTAGGGCACCCTTCTCGACCTTAGCGAACTCATCAAGCAGAATAACCAAACGCCTATCACCAGATGCTGCGTGCTGCGTGGTAGACTCGCCATCGATACAAGCACCAGTGAGAGTATTACGCATGTGCATCTTAGTACGTTCACGTTGCCCAAAACCACAATTAGGGGGCTTCATCCAATCCGGCAACCATATATTAAGATAGTCGTGACGTTGGAACAGGGCTTTCATGTTGCCAGGTTTATCTACATAATCTTCAGTACGTGACAGTTCAAGAAGCTGCGGTGCGTTCTTCCCGAATAACCATAGGTGGTGCATAAAATCTATACAGATCCAACTGGCACCCAGTTTACGAGATTTGTGGAATAATATATCCTCTCCCACAGCGAGACAGTTTTCCAGTCTCCCAAAAGCTTCATCCTGTATTTCCCAGGTAATGAACGGGACATCTGAGTTAGGGGCCACAATACGTTTACCAGTGTCACCTTCCTCATCAAACTGGTGAAACGTCCAGACGAACGCATTAATCCAGAACAACAGTGACTCGCTACACAGGGTCATCAATTCATTCTGGTATCCCTCATCGTTCTCGGCATCCTTTAGAATCTGTGCACGCCACGCGATATTCTCGTCTTCCCGCTTGGGAATCATTATCCCGGTCTTCGGATCTTTCCAGAACCTCGGCATCGAGGGAAAAGGTGTCTTCAGCGAAGGCTTGAGTTGTTCGAGCGTACTATTCATTATCTTCTTTTTCGGCCATCTGATTCAGTCTACGTTTGCTCTGTTCCCCGACACGATCAGAGAGCGTCGCCTTCTTCTTGCCGTTGTCGGCAATAGCCGGGGCCATTTTACCATCAAGCCGGTCGTAGATCATGGTGATAAACCCACGGTCGGGACTATGTGTGGTCTCGGTCCCTGTTTTAGGATCTGTCTCCGTCCACCCGAGTGCCTTCTTCCAGACCAACAGGGCCAGAGCTTGTAGTCTGGTTAGCGGATTACCCTCGTCGTCTACCGTATGAAACTCGTTACCGCGTTCCCGGATCAGCCTGGTGATCTCTACAGTCGCGGCTCGTTTCACGCCCTTCGGCGTTAAATCTTCTGGATTCTTTTTCATTTTAATATGTTGCTCCCCAATGACCACCCCACGTCGTCATTATTCCAGCATTACCTGTTGGTGGTTCTCCCGCACCCGGTTGCCATAAAACTATTTCATCCCGCTCGAACATGCCGAACGGCTCTCGGTAGAGTTGGGCGACTTCAGAGGCGGAGAGGGCACGATTGTCAATAGATATGTTGTCCATCAATCCAACGTACTCGGAGGAATTAGTGGCATATGGAATAGTTCCTATGATCATCGGAGTGGTTGTATCCATTGCCCCCGCTACAGTAAGACTCACGGGAGCACCGTCTGCTACACCATCTATATATACCTGACCATTCCCTGGCCTATTAGCAACTGCGGTAATATGATGCCACTTGCCATCAGCGATATTTGTCACACCTTTGACGTCGGCATCATCAACACTAAACCAAACCACGCCGCCTGCCATTAGTACTCGCCAACCGTCGTCACTGGCCTCCATTTTACCAATCACATATTGTGCTCCCTCGTTTAATGTATTAACCCAGACTGATATTGTAAAGTCCTGAGTGGCAGAATTAAAACGCAACGTGCCGTTATCAGGTACTGTGATGTAATCCGTAACTCCTGTAAAATACAAAGCAGGGCCAAACTTACCCGGTTGCCATATCACATCACTAACCAGAGTCCCTATATTATTATTCAGACTTAAATCTTGAACGGTATTCCCAGTGCCCTCATTCATCAGCCAGTAGCCGACCAGACCTTTGGCGAGAGGATGTCCCTTATTTATCCTCGCACCTAATCTTGGTTTTATAAGTCTTTTACGTGGAAATATCATTTAATACTCAATAGGGATGGCCCTACCCTCGTCCTCTGCGTCTGTAGACAAAGTTAATTTACCAATCAATATACAATCGGTCGTGACATCAAAGTCAGCTAAATCTGAAGGCCATAATGTATTATCGTAAGACCATTCCATGTATAAGTCCATTGTGCCATCTGTTGATGTGACATCAGCTATGCAATAGAACAAACCCGTGAATCCAATATAAAGATTAGTTGTGTTGTCGTTAACGCCACCTTCTGCTTGTGCTGCCGCAGCAAGAGTACCGTCTGCGTTTAAAAAGGCTGTAGTATCCTCAATGAGAGTGCCTTGAACCATCGCCCCATCTGTCATTTTCCAAGGCGTAATATGCACTTCTATCCTTGCTGCGTTGTTATAAGTAAGCGTCTGGTCAGTATTATTTACTACTCTAAATCTGTAGAACTCTGGTAACATTATGCAGCCTCCACATTAGCCATCACATTGAAAAATCCTGTTATAGCAGATACAATCTGAGCATCTGTAGATTCGGATAAATTAGTTTGAATATCCGGGTCACTTAAAAAGTACCTAAAGTATTTCTTAGCGGTTGGTGACGGTGACAAGAGAATGTTCTTAGCTAACCCCATTCTATTTGTGTGGTTATCAGTAACAGGGTCTTCTTCTATAATCGCCCATGACTTAAATAACATCCCCGCTTCAAACCTTGCAAATAATTCTCCTGATGTCTGTGCAATTTCGTGTAATT